ATTAACGGTGAACCCGTTGCACCTTGCGCGTCCATTTCCGCTTTGATTTGCGCCCACGCTAACGGATTAGGTGAACCGCTTGTTGTGTATAATGGCAATTCCAACGTTGCCGTTCCCGTTGATGTTTTTCCCGCGTTTGTCGCCGCTAATGCTAACAACGCTTTGTCAACTGATACGTTGATTGCGTTCATTGCTCTCATGATATTTTGAGCAACCCAAACTGAATCCGCTTCGCATAGTTTGCGCATATCCGCTTCGTCAAAACCCATTTTGTATTTTGCGCAATTGAATTCAGTGATTAATGTTTGCGAAGGTGACGGTGTTACGTCTTTGATACAATCTGACACGCACGACGTGTTTACGTCGCCGTCACATGCTTGACCGATCCAATTAATTTGAACCGCTCTGAATTTTCCATTTGTCGGAACAATATCCGCCGTAAAACCTAAACGATTAACGTCTGACATTAACGCGTCAATCATTCCAACTTTTTGTCTTGCCATTGCCGGTGCATTTGTTCCGACAACTTCGTTGATGTTCGCTTGTAAAGCGCTACATAACCCTTGAGTGTAAGCCATTTTTTAAATTTTTTTTAGTGAAACATTTTGTGAATTTTTCGGATAAATCAAAACCCAAAACCGCACGACAAAACAATGTCATTTGATTTTGGGTTCGTCACCCCGAATTGCGCTTTTGGAACGCCTTCCCGGTTTATATTTTTCGGCCTTCTTTGGCCCGGTGTTTATTTATTACTTGCCGAAATTACGAATGTTTTTCATTATTTCAACATTTTCTTGCGCTTTTTTCAAACCCGGCAAATGAAATTCGGGTTTTGTGGTTGTCGCATCAAATTTTTTCGTTGGCATTTGTTGTTGACTTGCCGGGTTTCCGTTTGATTGTTTAACAACGTTTAAATCGTCAACGCCCAAAAACGAATCCAATATTTCGTCGAATGACAACGTCTTTGTTCCGTCTTTTGACAATGGATTCAAACCGTCTTTTGTTTTAACAATGATTTGATTTTGGTCGTCAATATCAACATTATATTTTTCATTGAATCGACTTTGGATCGCCGGTAAAACAACTTCAGGTTTCACAATTAATTGTCGCGAATTCAAAATTGTTCGCAATGCTGAATCCTTTTTGAATGATTTGATTGTTTCACGCGCCTCGTTTTCCTTTGCCGGAATTATTTCGTCCGTCAACTTTTTATTTTCACGCGTCAATTCAATGATTCGATTTTGCAATTCCTCGTTTGTTCCTGACGCGCTTTGTTTTGATTTTTCAAAGGCCGTTGAAATGATTTCGTCAAACTTTTTGTCTTTGATGTCTTCAGCACTCAACCCAAATGTTTTTTTCAATTTGTGTTCAACCTTTGACAATTCCGTTCCGCGAATTTCGTCGCGCATACGTTGAACAAAATCCGGATCGTTTGAAATGACTTCGCGTTGTGACGATTTGAACGTGTCAACAAATTCGGTCACGTCGATTTCGTCTTCGGTGTTTAACTTTGAAATGATTTCAGATTTGACACCAATTTTTTTCAAAAATGTTTCAATGTTTTTCATGATTTTTTATTTTTTCTTTTTGGTTTTTCAGATTGTTCGATTGGCGATTCGTCAACATTTGTGATGACAATGTTTGACGTGTCAACAAATTCGTTCACGATTGGTTGTTCGATTGGTTTCGGTTCCGGTAAAATGTCAAAATCATTCCAAAGGTGATGTCGTTTCAATGCATTGATTGAATTTTCATTCATGACAATAATTTTGCCCGTTTTGATGTTTTGAACCCTGAATTGTTTAATAATCATTTGTTGTTGTTTTCGCCAAAATTAACGAATTTTTATTGTTTTTGTATTTCAAAAATATTTTTTTTATTTATTAAACTAAATTTAACTTTTTTGCGTATATTCGAAAAATGAAAATGACATTAGAAAAATTAAGAAACACCGACGAATCTAAATTACCTGATTCGGATCACCCATTCAAAAAAGACATAACCGCTGAAGAATTTGTTGATATACTGAATGAAATTGCAAAAAAAACTATTTCAATAAAACCATTGACACCAATAACAAATCCCGAATGGAACGCAAAAACTGAAGAAATTTTAAATACTTTAAACAATACAAAAAATCCTTATTGAATCAAAACATCGTATTGTTGTTTTGTGATTAATCCTTTTTGTAAATAATCGTCGGTAATTTCACGCAATTTTTTCTTTAAATCAGGCGGAAATTCAATGTTGTTAAATTTATTCATATTCATTATTTCCGCATTTCCTTTTCCTAATGAATTATCAAAAATTGATATATTGAATTTTTTATCATTAATTATATCTGAATTTAAAATTTGTTTTGCCGTATTATAACTTCCGGTTGTATTTTCAATAAATACTGACGAACTAACCGCGCGGCCCATTTCTGATTTGTTATTCAACATCCTTTTAATAACCGCGTCCCATGCGTCCAATGGATCTCGGTACACATACGCAACTTCAACATTTTTTCCTTTTTCTAAATATTCGCCAATTTTTTTGGCCGCTTTTGAATATTGCGCTAAATTTCCGTCAATAATTGCGTCCGATTGTTTTCGAATTCCCGGAATCAATGTTTCAATTGTTGATGTTTTGCATGATCCGGCACCACCGGCATAAAATGAAACCGTATTGTTTTTGCCGTTTTCAATTAATTGTTCCAATGCTTTTTTGCCTAATACTGACGACGCTTCATGAACGGCTGACGCATTTGTTCCATTATAACCAATATCAATGAATTCTTTTCGCGCTTCGTCGGTATTAATTACATTTTCATTATTTTTCAAATAATTTGCAACCAATTTTTTTTCGTCTAAAACAACTTTTCGAATTGATTGTTCTTGTAAAATTGCATCTTGACCGGTCAATCTTTTATCTCTTTCAATACTATCAATTGCCTTTTGTTGTTCCGGTGTAATATTTTCAATTTGTTGTTGTTCATTTAATAATTCGGACCTTTGTGATTTTGTCAACTTGAAAGGAATCGCGGAATGGCGACAATTGTAACCACCACGAAACACCGCGAAATTGTTTGGTGTCGTTCCGGGAATCATTCCGGTTCCGTTATTGTATGCCCAATTTAATTCGTTTTGTAATTCGTCTAATAACAAAACATTTTTTCCAACCCAACGAACACATTGCGGTCGTGAATCGTCAATCAACGATCCAACATAACGAAACGCGTCCAACCCGAACGTTTCCGCAATTTTTGAATTGACTTGACCGTCGAATTGATTCAGCGAATCGCGGGAAACTTGCGTCACATATCGTTTCAATCCTGACATTCGTTCCGGGTTGCTAATAATGTAATTTGTCAAATATGTTTCCAAATCCGAAATGGTTGTCCCGGCGACAATGTTTTTGAAAATACCTTCACGAACGGGTTCAATAAAATTGGTTGAAACGCCGGTGCCGGTCAAACCATTCAATGTTTGTTCGACATTTGCTTTTTGAATTGGATCAATCAAATCGGACAATTCAGTTTCTGAAATATCATTGACGGATTTTTGCGCGTCAAAATTGAATTGTTTAATTATTTCAAACGACCTCAAAAATTGCTTGACTTGCGTTGGATAGTTTGAACCTTGCAACGCGTTTTGAATAACGGCGTCGATTTCATTGACAATTGCCGTGTTGGTATCGTCAAACAAAATTTTCCCGCCCTCAATGTTCATTTGGTTGATTTTTCCTTTGACCGCGTCAAATATTTTTTTCTCAATATTGTCAAAATTATCAACCAAATCATTTTCAGCGGTCAAAACTTCTTTGTCCTTTTTACCAACTAATTTGTCAATTGAAATCGCGAAAACATCAGCCATTTTTAAATTGAAATTACGGTTGTCGTATTGTATGAATCAACAATCGGTTGCAATGCTTTGTCCAAATCCGCAAAAATTACCGATAAATCATTTTCCAAATATGTCGTTCCATTATCGGCCACAATTTTTGTCAATGTTTTATAGGCATAAAGCGAACGAATCAAATCGTCTTTTTTGATAACTCCTGACGCCAACAACATTTGTTTGTCCTTTGTATTGACATGATAAATCGGATCGTATGAAACCAAAATTTCAACAATTCGTGTGATTGGTATATTTCCGGAAAAACGTTTTTTTGCAAGGTCTTTTGTCGCTTCAACTAAAAATGCAACCGGCGCGTTTTTGTCGTTCAATTTATTTATTTCGTCAATCAAATCGTTTTCCGTTTTCATGCTGAATGAAATCGGTTTGACAATAACCGGATCAATCGGATTTGCGACGCTTCTATATTTTTCAATGATTAATAAACTTTGATAAATAATTTCGTCAAAAATATTGTTCGAAATTTTCGTCAACATCATGAATGAATCCTCACGGTCAATTTCTTTTGCCGTTCCTGATTGCGCTTCGTCAATTGTCGTCAAATGCAACGCGTCTTCGGCTTTTTTCAATAACGTTTCCCATGCGCGACCTGAATATTCAATCACGTCAACCGGTGGTCCAATAAAACGAATCATTGGTTCACTTGAATTGTTCGGGCCGTCAATCATGTTTCCTTTTTCGCGCATGAAAACACCAAATGGTGAACGTGTAATCACGCGACCGGTTCCCTTGCATGAACGACACATGACATGTTCTTCTGTTTCGCCATTATAACAAAAACCGTCACGGCAACCCGGCGCGGAACATGTTTCGGCGACTTCTTCGCGATACGGAAAACACGACGTTGTCATGATTGCCGTCCAATCACTATATTGGCGAATTGCTTCATTTGCAAACGGCAAAAACGCGCTGAAATAACTTTCAAAATAATCGTCGTCGGTAACGTCACCGCCCAACACGACACCCGGCAAAAATCCGATGTTGTGTTGATAGATTAATTCAACAACAAATTTGTTGTCCTTTTTGATTCCGA